ACTGGCTGTTGCAGGAATAGCATTCAGCACGGAGCTGACATAGAACGATACCGTTTCAACAAAGTCACCCGCAGAGGCTGCGTTGGTTAAAACAACCGTTGTTCCGTTGGTGGCAGTGAAGTCAGGAGAACCCAACAGCAAGCCGTTACGGTAAACATCTATGAAGCCAACGGTGTATGAAGGGAAGAGGAAGAAAAGAGCCAGACCGTCTACGACCCCAACGCCAACCTGATGGAAGCCGCCTTGAAGCGTGTCATGGCTCAAGACCAGATGGCTGCGTTGGAAGTGACGATCAGGGAAACGATGGTCTACCAGTCACCGCCCGAGATGGGTGCGCTGTATTCCAAAGTGTTTGAGATGCGAAGCGTCATACAGGAGGAACAGGAGAAAGCACGGCTGAAGGAAGAAGCGCAGGAGAGGTACAGGCAATGGCAACGGCAGGAGGCAAAAAGAAACTTCCGAGCAAAGTCAGCGTATCTCGTAGTGACTTTCCTATTCCTCCTTTACCTGTGGTTGTGGCTCCTGTTCGTAAGTCGTTTGGGGAAGACGTGATGGGATGGATTGCCGCTTGTGTGTTGGTCGCCCTGCTTCTTCCCCTTGGCGCAATGCTTTATCTCGACATCTTGGAGGTGAAGAACGATGCGAAGCAGCAGCTTGAGAAGGTCGAGAAACTGAGAAGACAGATTGAACAGGAGAAGCGCAAAAATGACAAGACATGAATTTTCACTGCTGGCGTTGACTGTTTGCGTTGGCATCCTCTGCGGCTTGCTGGTCGGTTGTGAAGACCGCTTCAGATACCCCTGCCAAGATCCAAAGAACTGGGAACTTGCCGAGTGCAAGCCGCCAGTCTGCACCGCGACAGGCACATGCCCTGACCAACTTATCAAACCAGAACAGGAGAAGAAATGATGGCTACAGTTGGATATAAACCAAACAACCGTCTGTCTCCAGAGGAGATCGAGGCTCGCGTGTGGGCTTGGGTGATCTTTGTGATCTCCATCATCTTGCTGGGCAGCTGTTTTAGCTTCATCTATTCTGTGACGTTCGTCACCCAGCCCATGTCTTCTATGGCTCCCATTGACAAGGTCTACACCAAGATGATCAATGACATCATGCTGCTTTGCACTGGCGTGCTGGGCGGTGTGGCTGGCCGCAAGGCTGTGTCTGCTGCTGTTGCCACGGCTACCGCCAAGGCAGAGACCATTGACAACGACAACGATGAGCCGCCAAAGCCATGAAGGATCTTCTTGGTGGTCTGCTGGTGCTGGTCCTTGTGTTTGGCGGTGGCTACTGCACCGGCAAGCACTATGAGCAAGAGGCACAGCAGGCCGAGGTTGACAGGCTCAACACCGAGGCCAGAGCCAAGGAGAAGGCCTTGGAGGCCGCTGTAACAACCACCGCAAATGCACTGAGGGTAACGAATGAAAAAGCCAAACTGGCCGCGCAACAGCGCGATGCTGCTATTGATGCTGGCACTTACAAGTTGCGGGTTCCTGTCAAAACGACCTGCCCCGTACCAGCCGCCACAGATACCGCCACTCCCACAGGAAGTGGTGGAGGAGAAGCATCAGCCGAGCTTGACCGAGAGACTGCTAAAGCTCTTATCGCCCTGACCGAAGAGGGTGACCGCGCCATCACCAAGCTGAATGCTTGCATCGATTTGTACAACCAAGCCCTTGAATCACAGAAAGGTATCAAATGAATCTGACCAAAAATTTTAAACTTTCGGAACTAATTAAGTCGGAAACTGCAACCCGCTTGGACATTGACAACACGCCAAACGAGGAGCAGATTGAATCACTGCGTTTGCTCTGCGAAAACATATTGCAACCTGTCCGAGATCACTTTGGCAAGCCTGTCAAGATCACATCTGGGTTTAGGTGTCCAGCTTTGAATCAAGCTACAGGAGGCTCGGCAACCTCAGACCATTGCAAAGGCCAAGCCTGCGACTTTGAGATTGATGGCGTTCCCAACCCAGAGCTGGCAGAGTGGATTGAAACCAATCTCAAGTACACCCAATTGATTTTGGAATTTTGGGTGCCAGGCGGCGATGATCCAAATGCGGGGTGGGTGCATTGCTCATTCTCGCCATCAAATCTTAAAGGTCAATCACTGACCGCCACCAAGGTTGCTGGCAAGACGCAATATTTGCCTGGTCTAGTCGCATAATTTGAGTCATGGCAACAAACCTTTCACAGCAGATCACCACCCCAGCGCCGCCAAACCTTGGCACGCCAGTGAATTTCTACGATGAGAGGTTCTTTGGTCAATCCTTTGGCGGCCTGAATGTCTACTTTGCCAAGCTCACAGGGGTGCTCTCTGCGTTGTTCGGGCCAAGGGGTGGGAAGTGGATCAACAACCCTTATGGCGCGTTTCAGGACTCCACAGACCAGACGGCGGCCAACACCACCACGGCCTACGCCATCACCTTTGACACCACCGACTTCAGCAATGGCGTCACCTTGTCGAATTCGTCAAGGCTGAATGTGTCGCAGGCTGGAATCTATAACGTGCAATTCAGCGTCCAGTTCAAGAACACCACCAATGACGGCCAAGATGTTGATATCTGGTTTCGCAAAAACGGCACTGACATTGCCAATTCAAACAGCAGGTTTCATCTGTCGCAAAGAAAATCTTCTGGCGACCCATCCCATTTGATTGCCGCAATGAACTTCTTTGTAAGTTTGGCGGCCAGCGACTATGTGCAAATCATGTGGCGGCCAACAGACGTGGGTGTCAGCCTTGAGCATTTTGCCGCAGACACTTCACCGACAAGGCCAGCCGTCCCGTCAGCCATTGCGACTTTGAGCTTTGTGTCCAATTTGTCGCAAGAAACCGCATAATTCAGCCATGGCATTCGTACCCTTAAAAATCCCACCAGGCGTGTACCGCAACGGCACTGAGTATCAGTCTGCTGGCCGGTGGTTTGCCGCCAACCTAGTTCGTTGGTTTGAGAATACCCTGCGCCCGATTGGCGGGTGGCGGCAAAAGTCTGCCAGTCAAATGACAGGCAAGTGTCGTGGCCTTTTGACTTGGCGGGACAACAGCGGGGACCGGTGGATCGCTGCTGGCACACACTCAAAGCTCTACGCCATGAACGAGGCGGGGACGCTGAAAGACATTACGCCCACAGGGTTGACTGTTGGCATTGCTGACGCAGCCACCAAGACTGGTTTTGGCTATGGACCCTATGGCTCATATGCCTATGGCATTGCGCGTCCCGATAACGGCACTGTGACACCAGCCACAACATGGTCCTTGGACACATGGGGCGAGTACTTGGTGGCCTGTTCGGACGCCGATGGCAAGCTCTACGAGTGGCAGTTGGGCTTCTCTACGCCAACCTTGGCGGCGGCCATCACCAATGCGCCAACAGGCTGCGCAGCCTTGTTGTCCACTGCCGAGCGTTTCTTGTTTGCTTTGGGCGCTGGTGGCAACCCGCGCAAGGTGTCTTGGTGCGATCAGGAAAACAACACGGTCTGGACGGCTGCGGCCACCAATCAGGCTGGTGACTTTGAGCTGCAAACAGTTGGCGCGTTGAAGGCTGGCAAGAAGGTGCGCGGCATCAATTTGCTCTTCACTGACGTTGACGTGCACACCGCCAGCTATGTCGGCGCACCCTATGTGTACTCATTTGAGAAGGCTGGCTCTGGATGCGGTCTGATTTCCTCGCAGGCTGTGGCCGCCATCGACACTGCCGCCATGTGGATGTCTTCATCAGGCTTTTGGATATTTGACGGCTATGTCAAGCCACTGCCCTGCGATGTCTCTGACTATGTGTTTCAGAATCTGAACTACAACCAAGCCTCCAAGGTCTATGCGGTTCACAATTCCAAGTATGGCGAGATCTGGTGGTTCTACCCATCCAGCGCCAGCAACGAGGTTGATTCCTACGTCACTTTCAACTACCGCGAGAACCACTGGAACATTGGCTCCATGGCTCGCACAGCTGGCACAGACAGGGGTGTCTATTTGAATCCTCTGATGGTGTCAACTGACGGCTATATATACGAGCATGAGGTTGGCTTTGCCTATGACGGCGGGACAGTCTATGCCGAGTCTGGACCCTTTGAGATTGGTCAGGGTGACAACATCATGGCGGTGCGTCAGGTGATCCCTGATGAGCAGACTCTGGGCGAGGTTGCCATCAGCTTCAAGACGCGAATGTATCCAACCTCAACTGAGACAACGCATGGTCCATATTCAGCCTCACAGCCGACTGATGCGAGG